CAACCAGCATACCAAGGATATACTAATTTATTTATAAGTTCTGTAGTTACAACTAAAGGTTATGAAAAAATAGATAAAAAACCTAAAAAACAGACTAAAACTAATCTTAGTCACCCTAATAGTCATCATCTTCATATATCTATTAGATACCCAATTACACTTTATCGATCAAACAAATCCAAATCACCAATCCAAAAAAACAAAACCCATGAAACACATATTACTAATAACCATCATTTTATTGACAGCCAACATTAAATCTTTTATGTTTTCTTTCCGCCATAATATCTGTGTGTTATCGAGATTTTGCCTTGCTGATCATTCCTTTTCGTTGTCTGTAAGCGTTCAGGGAACGACGTAAATTCGGTTTGAGTCATCCCATCTCCAGAGCTAGAAGGTCAGCTTCCACTCACCATCACCCGACTATCAGCATGGTGGGCGGGTCGCCGGATGGCTTTGTGGGCGACGATGGCGGGGTTGAGATTAAATGCCCGTTCAACGCGGCTAACCACTTGGCCGTATTCCTTGATGGAATGCCGGAGGAACACATCGGGCAGATTCAGGGTTCCATGTGGATCAGCAATCGGCAATGGTGGGACTTCGTAAGTTTCCATCCGAACATGCCGCCCGGACTTGACCTGTATATCCAGCGCATTCCACGCGATCAGGCGTACATCGACGCGCTAGAGGCCGAAGTCTGTGTGTGCCTCGCAGAAGTTCAGGCGCTAGTGGACAAGTTACAGGCAGCGACACAAGCCGCCGGAAAGGGAGGCATCTAGACATGGGCACGATTGAGCAATCCGCATGGTGGCTGACCGTCATTCTGGCGCTGGTGCTGATCGCGGTGCTGCGCTGGGCGATTTGCGGGCATCTTGGGCAGAGCGAGCGGAGGGGGAGATGAAACTTACCGACAGGCCGAGTCCTCGCACTGCCGCATGCGAGAAACATCCAACGCCATTGACCGCGCTCGCATACCGCCTAGAGCAAGAGAATCAGGCGATGCGGGAGGCGCTGTCAGTGGTTTATAACTATTGCCACGCCCCTCATTGGGATGGTGGTAGAAAGCAAATTGTTCTTGAAAAAATAACTAACGTCCTCGCCGAGATAGGCCAGCCATGAAGCGCAATACTTTGCTACGTTTTATTGTTACTCGTCATGGTGGAAGGCGGAGCGACAGGATAAGAATGGTCGGCGGAGACAATACTGAAACTGGCGCAAGAGAGCTTTATAAATGGGCGGCAGAACGACTGCGGCAAGGCACACTGGCGCTTGTAGATACAGACGCCAGTGAGATTATTAAATCATGTTTTGCCTATTGCAACCGAACAAGGTGGTGAGAATGAAAGCGCCAGCCAACGCAGCGAAGGGATTGAAGAAGCGGCCAACAAGGAGTGAATGATGCCTAAATGCGAAGAAGGAACGTGCAATTTATCTGCGTTAGGTATTGCGCCTGAATGCAAGAAACGCTGCGCCTACGACGATCCTGCCGCTGCGAGCGATATACCAGTTAGCACAACTGCCATCGTTGCGGCTTTTGGCGCTGGTGTGAATTTATCCAGACAGGAGGCAGACAACGTAGTTGGCGCAAGAGCCGCAATACAACAACTTGAATCTGCGCTCTCCGCCGCCCGCCAGGAGATTGCAGAACTGCGCGAGCAGCTTGCCGAGAAAACGAAAGCGCTATCTGATGATGCAGTAATGGATATTGTCATCAACAGCTGCGATACCCTAGATATAACTAGAGTGAGCGAAATGCGTACTGGTGCTGGTGCTGGTGCTTGGCACACAACAACTATTTTTGATGGCGATACAGCGTTGCTTCGTGTTGTTAAAGCAGCCATCGCCGGAGAAAAGAAATGACCCGCCCTCCCACAGCCAAGGAGAGGGTGTTAAAGGTGCACCCGAAAGCGGAATGCTATCTATCATTTGTTCAAGATAATCCAAATGCGACAAAGTTTCGTCGTTGTTGGGCAGTTTATAAAACGTGGCAATCTATAAAATATTTAAGTACAGGTAAAACACAAACAGACGCATGGTCCAACGCAGCGGCAAACTTGAAAGGGAGGAAGAAATGACCACCCCCGGCCAGTACTACGACGCCCTCATGCACCGGCACACGCTCAGAGCATTGCCGCGTTTAAACGTCACGGCTGCGGAGTCAGGGCGCGGTCCTGCCCGCTGGTGGGCATCTGGCGATGTTTGGGTCGGGCTGTCGGCTACGTTCGCGGCGGTCTGGATATGCCTGATTATCATAAAGGAAACGATGCTGTGAATTACACCGAATCCGAATTCAAGTCGATTCTCGACCGCAACCGTGAGGAACGCGCCGAAATGACGCTTATCGCAATGGCCCGCGAAATTATCGAGCGCCGCGCCAAGGAACGGTCTCTCATGGAAGCCGTCTACACCAAGCTAGGCGACCACGGCGGGGGATGCCCGGAGGATGCGACTTAGTAACAACTTTGCCCGAGAGGGCTTTTTAGGAGAGTGCAATGAAGTTATTTGAATACGCAGTTATCCACAACCCGAAGCCAACGAAAGAGCAGCACGAGCGCGGCGACACGCCGAAGTCTGAATTGGTCGTAGACGTTACCCGCGTCCTTGCCAACAACGAAAAAGAGGCGATGATGTTGGCTGCTCGATCAATACCGGAAAAGTTCACAGACAAACTGGACCAGCTTGAGATTGCTCTGCGGCCTTTTTAATTGCCCCGCCTGTAGCTATGGCGGCGCAGGCAAATAAAGGGGCGCAGCAAGTGCCACAACAGCAACTTGACAACTTCATGGGGATGCTTCAAACGGCAGGAACAGCAAGAAATTTTGCTAATACCAGTTATACGTCTGCGGCATCGTTGCGAGCTTAGTACAAACGGGATCGGTCATTTGATGGGCCGTGTCATCAAACGCCTGGGCTTCTATCCCGTAAGCCCCAGGCATCTATTCATAGCAGCATGGCCTCAGTTTGGCGTCGTATAACCAAGCCGGGCAGCACCTTACCACCACCACGCACCCACCGCAGCAGTTCCACGGAGGCACCAGCCATGTCATCGGATAGCAACCGTTTTCTAAGCGTCGATCCTTTCAGAGCGCCAAGCCCGAGGTTATAAGCGAAATCAGCAATAGCGCAGAGCCTATCCGACGCCAAAGCGGGGCACAATTTAACGGTGCCAACAGCGAACCGCATGGCATCCTGCTCAAGCCTCTGATCGGCATATTCCTGAGTCCACGGTTTACCGGGGAACACGTCGAATCCAGTGCTGCCCCAACCGCAGGTCCAGACACCAGCAGGGCAGATATACGGGGTAAGGCGGCACCCCTCGAACCGGCGAATCAGCCTGTATAGGGTATCAAGGTTATTTGCCACGTTTCCCGAGGCTCCTGTCGGCGAAGTAAAAGCCTGCAATCGTCGCCAAAAGGGTGAAATCGAACTCATCCATGACGAATCCTTGCCCGACGATCTTGGCAAACCATAGGACTAGGGCTGTAGTCGCGTAGGATGGCCGTATAGCACCGTTCCAGCCGTCTATCCACCTGATACCAGTCGGCACGGATGCGGCCTTTATAGCCTCGATAAAGGCGTCTGCGTCCTTCTTTTGAACCTCCATGTCGCCGATTACCTTGACCTCGGTAACTTTCAGGTCAGCCTGTAGTCGAATGCGCTCCAAATCCCTTGCTTGGCGCTTATCCTCCATTTCGGCTTGCAACCGTTGCATTTCCATCTCGTTTTGATGGTCCTGCCGCTTGGTGACAAAGGACGATATTTCGCCCCAAATCATTCTGAATACTGACCCGCCAAGGAACGAAAACAGTGCTGAGAACATTATTTAATCTCCATTTTAACGCTCACGCGCCCATCACTTCCCCGCCTTGCGCAGCCGCGCTTCGTGGTCTTTCGTGATCCGGTCAAGTTCATTAAGCAATGCGTCTATGTGCTTAACCCTGCCCGCTCGCTCAAGCCTGATCTGCGTGACCTCCAAGCGCAATTCATCCGTCACCTTTGCCATCGCCTTCATTTCCGAAGATAGCGCCTGTACCGTGCCAAACAGCGTGACACCAGCAATGATAAACGCTTCTAGCAATCGTGAAAAGTTCATTTGCGGCACCTTTCCAGCAACGGTACAGAACGGCAATGCTCCGATTGCCTGAGTCAGAAACGAGATATGTGGGTCCGGCATTTTTATGCGTCCTTGTGACTGCGACAAAAATTACCCAATGAAATAAACAATAGAAAATGGTGACGTTGAACCGGCAGCTGCCGTATCTGTAAATGGTGCGCTCAGAGGATCACGCCTGATATCCAACGTCCCATCCGTTTTGATATAGACAACACCTGGACCCGTTAGGGAAGCCCCGTTGTTTTCTGTCTCTGGGACTCTCGCGGATTGTTGGGTGGTTGGTCTTACAGCAGCAGCCAATGCGGTATTGCTCAAGAAAATAGATGAATTTGTCCCGGTAGTTGCTTGTACAACTGGAATATTTAGCGTTACCCAATTCCCTATTTTCTGCCACGTTAAAGTAACCGCTGATGAGGTGCCACCAGAGCCGTTAAATGTGAATGTCGTGCTGGTCGTTCCGGTAACGTAAGAGGTTCCGGCTACACTGGTAAAATTTAGTCCAGCGACAAATCCCACTGGCGCAGTAGTCGTCTGCGTCCCGTCCTTGAGTACGCAGTTCGATAGGCCAGTTGCCAAGTCAGCCGTGAGCGCGTTAAACGCTGTGCTGCTGATCGTGGTCCCTGTGACGACAGGCTGGCCCGCCGTGTTGATACTAAAGGTGCCCGATGAGAAACTCATGGTTGTTGTCCTTGATTTATGGCGTTTGCAGCGCCCATTCCTTGAGATTTCATAATTGCATCTACCAATGCTCTGCGTTCAAATGGTGTCGATTTACTCATGATTTCCGATGTTCTGGAAGGGTCTCGCATTATTTTTGCAAGATCGTCCATGATCTTATCTGTCGCACCACCCGACACACGGTTGTATATTCCACGTCCGGCAGACACAACCGTATTGAAAAAACCAGTAGGCGGCATATCAGGAACAGCAAGCCCAGTTTTCTCTCTAGCAGACGACATACCTTTTCGTGCCAATTCTTCAAAAGTGGCATTGCGACTTAAATCAGATTGCACACCACGCAACGTACGCATTTGTTGCGGAGACATGATTTGATCTAATGAATCAAATCTCGGTTGTCCGGTAGCGCGTTTAACAGTGCCAGGAGCATCGCGTAATGCTTGTGCATAGGCTGCGGCACGTTGCTTGGCATCTTCTGATAGGGCCGGAACCAGGCGCTTCTCAATTTCTTGCCCAATCTGCATTTGATTGACTGGGACGCTCTCCCTGGCAAACGTTCGTTGCGCTAGTGAATACCTCGGTATGGCTTGGGCAATTTGGTCTTTAATTCGTGTAAGTGTTCCGTGTATGAATTTGTTTTTTTCATCTGCAATTGCGGCCTTCAACCCATCCATGACGGAAGCAACTTGTTCCGCATTGGTGCGAGGGTTTCCAGATGAATCAATCAACCCTCGTTTGATGTTTGCTAATTCTGATACTAGTTCCCTATTCCCCGGATTCTTTTGCAAAAGAGTATCAATAGAGGAAACGATATTTGTTGAATTGACTACGTTGCCAGAATTTCGAGCTGCACTATAAAGTGGGTCTGCAATATTTGATCTATTTGTTATTGCTGTTTCGAGGGCGTGTGGTGTTTGTCCAATAGTGCGCAACGCAGCAATTCTTGCCGCATTCTGCTGTCCTTCAATTCCGCCAGGACCTAGATAGGAAGAAGGGTCTCGCCTAGATGCGACTTGTTGTAAAGCAGCAAATTCCGCAGAATTAGCTGGTACAGATGCTTGCCCAGCAGTGGGTACGGCATTGGGAATTGTCGGCTGGGGTGAATCTAACGCCGTTATGACTGCGTTTTTGTTATCCCCCGCTACTAAATTAGCCAACCGTCCAGCCGCTTTATCTGCTCCAGATTGTCCTAAATATGGTTGCACGACGTTTCTTATTCCGCGCCCTAGCATTTTGGCCGTTTCCCATGTTCCTGGTATAACGCCCCCCAAAGTGGCGCCACCAACTGTTTCTCCGACCTTAGTAGACCAATAGTTTTCGTTTGTAACGGGATTGGTTAAACCACCGACAGCACCTAATTCAGCACCTTGTAAGTTACGCTGACCCGCCGTGGTTGCTGGACCAATAGCCTTAATTGCTCCGAGAGATACGGGGCTTCCAACAATGCCCAAAAGACTCATAGCATCGAATCCTGTTGCCCCACCGCGATGTTTCATTTCCTCCAATTGGCGCAAGTTATCGGTAACATTGCCTTGTTGAGTAGGAGCCAACCTGTTTT